ACTGTTGCCATCATTGACAAATTATAGCAATGATAAACTAAAGTTTATTTACGGAGTTATTAATACAATTCTTACTCCTTCTGGGGAACTAAGATTAAGATCTGATATTAAAAAACCTCCATATTGGAAGTATGCAAAGAAAGTATATTTTGGTTTGACTCCATATCATATGCACGCCGGTGTGACTGCATCAAACTATAAGTATCATAAGCGTAAAGCAGGTTCTTCATGTAAGAATAGTATGAGTCTTGAATCAAAGAATGCCATCAAAAATCTTGATGATGTCCGTAAGATCCGAAAAGCAATGAAAGAGTCTGATGGACACCTTCGTGACTTTTGGAGAACTGCTCGTAAGATGATTGTTGAGGATGGTCTTCGTTAGTATTCAGGCAGAAAAACTCTTGTTAGTTTTCACGTCTTAATACTCAACCATCTTCAAATCTTTTAGTTAGTATTCAGGGACAAATACTCTAGTTAGTATTCAGCAGTAAATACTCATAAAAATCAGTTGGTATTCAGCACGAAAAACTCTTGTTAGTTTTCACAGCGTAATACCCGTAATAAAAAGTGAGGGTTTCCAACCCTCCTTTTTTGTGTCTTGTGATAATATATACTATGGATGCCGAAAGGGTCCACAAAACACAAACTCGCTTTTATAAGGAGCTACCATAATGAACAACCTCACCAGGTATACTGCTGCGGATCTTAATACCTTGATGGATAAGATCACCAAGAACAGTATTGGTATGGACGAATACTTTGATCGTCTATTCAATCTTCATGAAACTACAAAGAACTATCCACCTTATAACCTTATTCAGGTAAATAATGTTGAATCACATTTAGAGATTGCATTAGCTGGATTTAAAAAAGGAGAGGTCAATGTTTTCACGGAGTATGGAAAACTTTTTGTCGAAGGGCAACGGGAGGACACCGAATCCGACAAGACGTTTATCCACAAGGGACTGGCTCAAAGAAGTTTTCAACGAGCGTGGACTTTATCCGACGACACAGAAGTACGGGAAGTCACCTTCGAAGACGGACTCCTCAGAATCGTCCTTGGAAAAATAGTCCCAGAGCACCACACCCGTAAGGATTATCTCTAAATAGAACTGAATATCGTCGGCGCAGACGAGGGAGGTAATGGCAAAAACCATTGACACCTCCCTTTTTTGTTGGTAGAATGTATGAAGGAGTTGAGTAACTAATGTCAATCAAATTATCAGTTATTAAAACTGGAGAGCATGTGATTTCAGATATCATGGAGGTGGTGTCTGAGGAAGGAAAAGTGTGTGGATATAAACTTAAAGATCCACATGTCGTTAAACTTAATACTAACCTTATGCTAGTAGAACAGGAGATTGGAAGAAAAGTTGAAACCAATGAGCATGAAGTCGAAGTTAGTTTGACTCCATGGATTATTTTGAGTGAAGATAGAGACGTTGTAGTAACTTTAGATAGTGTCATTGCAATAGTCAATCCAGTTACATCTCTGTTCAATTTGTATAATGAAAAATTGAATTTAAATAATCTTGAAGTTATTTCTGATTAATAGCAATGGAAAAAAACGTAAAATTAATCTTGTTCAAAGTTGACACTGTAATTATTTCTGAAGTAATTGAAGTAGATTCTGAATTAGGAGATCCAAATTGTAAACTAATTAATCCTTGTGAGTGGAAAAAGAAAGAAGATAGTGAAGAATTTTTTCTTACTACATGGATAGAAGCGACAAATCAAAGTGAATTTATGGTAAGATCTGAGGATATTCTAACTATCGCAGATCCTCTTCCAGAAGTTATTGAAAAGTATCTTAAACTGACTGAATAATGTCTCAACGCTTTTATACAAATGTCCAAATGGTTGGAGACAACTTCTTGGTTCGTGGTTATGAAAATGGTAAGCACTTCATGACCAAAGAGAAGTTTAATCCAACTCTTTTTGTACCCTCAAATAAAAAAACAAAATATCGGACTTTGAATGGTGAGTATGTAGAGTCTGTAAATCCTGGATCCATTAGAGATTGTCGAGAATTTATCAAAAAATATGAAGGTGTAGAGAACTTTAAGATTTATGGAAACACTGGATACATCTATCAATATATCTCTGAAATGTATCCAGAAGAAGAGATCAAATTTGACACTAATAAAATTAAAATCACTACAATTGATATTGAGGTTGCATCAGAGAATGGATTCCCAGATGTAGAATCTGCCGCCGAGGAAGTTCTACTCATTACGATTCAAGATTATTCAACAAAACAAATACGCACTTGGGGGAAAGGTCCTTTTAAAAATAATCAAGATAATGTAATATACAAAGAATTTGATACTGAATATGATTTATTGAATTCTTTTATTCATTGGTGGCAAATTGAAGAAAATACACCAGAAGTTATTACTGGATGGAATAGTGAACTATATGATATTCCTTATCTGGTAAGGCGTATTGATAGAATTTTGGGCGAAAAACTGATGAAACGTATTTCTCCCTGGGGACTGGTTACGGAAAGAGAAACTTATATTTCTGGACGTAGACACATTTCTTATGATGTTGGCGGAGTTACACAACTTGATTATCTTAACCTTTATAAAAAGTTTACATATAAAGCACAAGAATCATATCGACTTGACTACATAGCTGAAGTAGAACTTGGTCAGAAAAAACTTGACCACTCTGAGTTTGATACTTTTAAGGACTTCTATACTAATGGTTGGCAGAAGTTTGTAGAATACAACATCATTGACGTGGAACTTGTTGACCGAATGGAAGACAAGATGAAACTGATTGAACTTGCCGTTACTATGGCATATGACGCAAAAGCAAACTATGCTGATGTGTTCTCACAAGTTCGTATGTGGGATACAATCATATACAACTACCTCAAAAAGAGAAACATTGTAATTCCTCCCAAAGAACGTTCGGATAAGGACTCAAAATATGCAGGAGCATACGTCAAGGAACCGATTCCTGGAAAGTATGATTGGGTTGTGTCTTTTGACCTCAACTCTCTTTATCCTCATCTCATTATGCAGTACAACATCTCACCCGAGACCCTCCGTGAGGAAAGACATCCCAGCGCAACTGTTGAGAAAATCCTGAATGAGGAACTAACCTTTGAGATGTATAAGGACAATGCGGTATGTGCCAATGGTGCCATGTACCGTAAGGATGTTCGTGGTTTTCTACCAGAGTTGATGGAGAAGATCTATAAGGATCGCACCATCTATAAAAAGAAGATGCTCACTGCTAAACAAGATTATGAAAAGACTCCTACCAAAGCACTTGAAAAAGAGATTGCCAGATGTAACAACATTCAGATGGCGCGTAAGATCCAACTCAATAGTGCTTATGGTGCTATTGGCAATCAATACTTTCGTTACTATAAACTTGCTAACGCAGAAGCAATCACCCTCTCAGGGCAGGTCTCCATCCGTTGGATTGAGAACCGAATGAACGGATATCTAAATAAGATTTTGCAAACAGAGGGCGAAGATTATGTCATCGCATCTGACACTGATTCAATCTATCTTAATATGGGACCTCTTGTTACTAAATTTCTTAGTAATAAGTCTGACGATAAAACAGCAGTTGTTTCCTTACTTGACAAGATCTGCCAAGACAAGTTGGAACCATTCATCGAACAATCTTATCAGGACCTTGCGGATTACGTTTCGGCATATGATCAAAAAATGATTATGAAGCGTGAGAATATTGCCGAACGTGGTATTTGGACTGCGAAGAAGCGTTATATTCTCAACGTATGGAATAGTGAGGGTGTACAATACAACGAACCCAAACTGAAGATGATGGGTATTGAAGCAGTCAAATCTTCTACTCCTGCGCCTTGTCGTAAGATGATTAAGGATGGTCTCAAACTGATGATGAATGGGACAGAAGATGACGTAATTAATTTTATTGATAAATGTCGTCGTGAGTTTAAAGAATTGCCTCCAGAATCTATTGCATTTCCGAGGACAGCATCTGATATTCGTAAATATCAATCATCTTCCGATATTTACATTAAGGGAACACCCATTCATTGTCGTGGAGCACTTCTTTTTAATTATTATATTAAAGATAAAAAATTGGACAAAAAATATTCTCTTATCAATAATGGGGAAAAGATTAAATTTATCTATTTGAAGAAACCAAATATTATTCATGAAAATGTAATTTCATTTATTCAAGACTTTCCAAAAGAACTCGGGCTTGACATGTATATTGACCATGAACTACAATTTGAAAAGAGTTTTGTTGAACCATTAAAATCAATACTAGATGCAATTGGGTGGAAAGTTGAGAAGACTTCAAGTTTAGAATCATTCTTTGTATGAAACTACCTATAAATCAAAAAGAATTTGATATTATTTTAAATTTACTTGAAAAAAATAAATCTGACCACTGGCAATTATGGTCAAAATTATGGACGTTTAATTTTAGTAAAAAAGGTGAGGAAAATTAATGGATTTTTTAAAAGACATTGTAAAAGAAATTGGCGGCGAATACACACAACTCGCTGCCGACATTGATGAAAGTGAAACTTATGTGGACACAGGTTCGTACATTTTTAATGCACTGGTTTCAGGTAGCATATTTGGTGGTGTATCTGGGAATAAGATTACTGCTATTGCTGGAGAGTCTTCTACTGGAAAGACTTTCTTCTCTCTCGCTGTCGTTAAGAATTTTCTTGATTCTAACCCCGATGGTTATTGTCTCTACTTTGATACTGAGGCTGCTATTACCAAATCCTTACTTGAATCTAGGGGTATTGATACCTCACGTCTTGTTGTAGTTAATGTTGTAACAGTAGAAGAGTTCCGTGGTAAGGCACTTAAGGCAGTTGATCTGTATCTTAAGAAACCAGAAGCAGATCGTAAACCTTGCATGTTTGTGCTAGACTCTCTGGGGATGCTTTCTACTGATAAAGAGATTACGGATGCACTCAACGATAAAAATGTTCGTGACATGACGAAATCTCAACTTATCAAAGGTGCTTTCCGTATGATTACTTTGAAGTTGGGACAGGCAAACATTCCCATGATTGTTACCAACCACACTTACGATGTCATCGGCGCTTACGTTCCTACAAAAGAAATGGGTGGTGGCAGCGGTCTTAAATATGCCGCTTCTAGTATCATTTATCTTAGTAAGAAGAAAGAAAAGGATGGAACGGAAGTCATTGGAAACATTATCAAAGCAAAGACTGCTAAGTCGCGTTTAAGTCGGGAGAACAAAGATGTGGAAGTTCGTCTGTATTATGATGAGCGTGGCCTTGATCGATATTATGGTCTTCTTGAACTCGGTGAACTGGGTGGTCTCTGGAAAAATGTTGCGGGTAGATATGAATTCGATGGAAAAAAAATCTATGCCAAACAAATTCTCAAAGACCCCGAGACATATTTCACTCCCGAAGTGATGCAACAACTTGATGAGATTGCTAAAAAAGAATTCTCTTATGGAACGAATTGAAAAAACTATTTTAAGAAACTTAGTACATAATGAAGAGTATTCACGTAAGGTAATTCCTTTTATTGAACCAACATATTTTGAGCAGAGAACTGAAAAAGTAATCTTTGAAGAGATCGCTCACTTTATTGTTAAATATGGTTCTGCTATTACTACAGAAGCACTAAATATTGAGGTTGAGAACAGGGCAGATCTAAACGAGAGTGAAGTTAAAGACACCAGAGAAATTTGCAGTTCTCTTCACGACTCTGTAGTAGATCAGCAATGGTTGGTAGACACAACTGAGAAGTGGTGTCGTGACCGTGCGATTTATCTTGCTCTGATGGAATCGATCAGCATTGCTGACGGTCAAGATGAAAAAAAGAATCGTGATGCAATTCCAAGCATTCTATCGGATGCTCTGGCAGTATCTTTTGACAATAAAATTGGACATGATTACTTACAAAACTACGAAGAAAGGTATGAATATTACCACAAGAAAGAAGACAAGATTCCCTTTGATCTCGAATACTTTAACAAAATCACAAAAGGTGGTTTACCTAACAAGACTC